CAGGCAACTTGTTGGTGGGTAAGACTGCTGTAGATACAAGTGTTGCAGGTACAGTAATAAGCAGTGGCAAATATATATTTCAGACTAGAGATTCTGCCGCTCCGTTGCTTTTAAGGCGTAATACAACTGACGGCAACATTGCTGAATTCTACAAAGACGGCACATCAGTTGGAAGTATTGGTACTATTGGTGGTGATATAAGTATAGGCACTGGTAGTAATGCAGGTGTACGTTTTAATGATGGTGTTAATGCTTTAACTCCAGCATCAGGTTCATCTAATGCAGACAACTTAATAGATTTAGGTTACAGCACTATACGCTGGAAAAACCTCTACCTATCAGGCGGTGTGTATCTAGGCGGTACTGCTGCTGCTAACAAACTAGATGACTATGAACAAGGTATTTGGACTCCTGTGTTTAAAAGAGTTGGCTCAACAAACAATGCCACAATTGTCTACCAAGACGCAAATTACTTAAAAATTGGAAAACAAGTCACTCTTACTGTGTACGTTACTTCGATTGATTACTCTTCGGTAACTGATGGAACTTATGCCTCAATAGAAGGATTGCCATTTACATCAGCCGGTTGGCATTCTGGGTCTATTGGTTATGGAGGGGCGACCAATGTTAGTGAAACAACTTGGGTTTTAAACAGTGCTTCTGGTTATTTCCTTGCAGCATCGGGAAATGGTTTTTACAATGGGAATTCTGACTTGAACAGAGGGATGTTTACAGTGACTTATATCACAGCTTAACCATACGTTTATCGGACAATAGGCACAGACAGGAGAAATAGAATAGCATATGAATAGACGAACAATTTTAACAATATACCTAGTGGATTCTAGGTACGGACAGGAGAAAAAAAATGATAACAAAAGAAATAATAGAAGATAAAATAGAAATTGTAGGAGACTACAAAGCTGTACAGGTGCGAACCGCTACAGTGATTAGTGAAGATGGCGTAGAAATCAGCAGGTCTTATCACAGACACGTTGTAAGTTGCTTAGACGATATAAGCGGTGAATCAGCAGAAGTACAAGCAATCTGCAACGCAGTTTGGACTGATGAGCTTAAAGCCGATTATCAAACCTTTTTAGATAATTCTACAATTGCATCAGATTAGAATATTTTAGAAGAATAATTATACGAAGATTAATTATATTGTTTATAATTAAACTTAAAAACATTAACACATTATGGCAGATACATTTACTACTAATTTAAACCTTACCAAACCAGAGGTTGGTGCATCCACTGATACCTGGGGAAATAAGTTAAACAACGACTTAGATGACTTAGATGCAATCTTTAGTGCTACTGGTACATCGGTAGCAATAAACTTAGACGGAGCAGTAATCGATAGCTCTGTCATAGGTGGCAACACTCCAGCGGCAGGTACTTTTACTACTTTAACCGCTAATACATCTATTACAGGCACACTAGCCACAGCAGCACAGCCAAATATTACCAGCTTAGGAACGATAGCCTCACTTGTTGCTACCACAGCCGACATCAACGCAGGTACTATAGATAATTCTGTCATCGGCGGAACAACTGCCGCCGCTGGAACATTTACAACCTTAACTGCAAACACCTCAATCACAGGAACTCTTGTAACAGCAGCACAGCCTAATATTACAAGTGTTGGAACGCTGACAGGATTTACTTCAACTGGTATTGATGATAATGCTACATCTAACGCATTAATTATTGATGCAAATGAAAATGTTGGAATTGGGGCAAGTCCTTCTAACAGATTAGACGTTGTGGGAAGTGGAAGCACTAAATTAAAAATTACAAACAGCGACACTAACTGGGCCGCGCTTGATATACAAGCAGGTGGAAACCAAGCAAATTATATTTTCTTTAGAGATGATTCTGCTGAAAGAGCAAGAATATCAATAACAGACACAAACGAAATATTGTTTAGTAATGGTAGCAGTTCAGATGAACGCATGAGAATTAATGGTGATGGAGATACTCGTTTTTATGGTGACTTGGTTGGAGGCGCTGGTACAGCCTATCCAACTTCTGAAGCTATTAACAGCGCATATTTACATTCCATTGGAGATGTAGCCAAACCAGCTTGTAGATTTACTCAAACCAGTACCAGCAATAGTGATACAGTAGTAAGAATCAGACATGAAAATACAACAGCAGGAAACTATATAGAATTTAGAACAGACGAAAATGTTTTGACTGGTCAAATACAAGATGTAAGCGGAACAATGCAATATCAGTCAGCATCTGATTCAAGATTAAAAGAAAATGTAGAATCAATGACTGAGGGATTAACAGATGTTCTTGCAATGAATCCTGTTAAATTTACTTGGAAAAATATCGTAACAGAAAATAAAACTGTTGATATGAAAAGTGCTGAAAGTAGAGGATTTTTAGCTCAAGAATTAAATGAACATTATCCTTGGGCGGTATCTGAGGGTGGAGAAAATGAGAAAGAAAATCCTTGGGGTGTTGATTATGGAAAACTTACTCCAGTGCTTGTTAAAGCTATTCAAGAACAACAAACAATTATTGAGTCTTTAGAGGCTCGTATAACAGCTTTAGAAAGCTAATAAACTAAGAGGAAAATAAAAATGGCAATATCATATGAATGGAATGTAAACACAGTAGACGTATATCCTACTGACGAAGATCACACCAATGTAATCTATAACGTACACTGGCGATTAAACGCCACTGATACTGAATTAGATCCAGAGGGCAATCCTTACACTGCAAGTGTTTATGGGACACAAGCATTAGACACCTCAGATCTTTCAAACTTCACAGACTTTGACAGCGTAACTGCTGCTCAAGTACAAGGCTGGGTCGAAAATGCGATGGGTGAAGAAGAGGTACAATCTTTAAAAGATAGCCTTGATGCAAAAATTGCAGACGAAATAAATCCAACAAGCGAAACAAAACAATTAGTTGCTTAATTGAATGGCATTATTTCCAATCACACCTCCTGCAGGTATAGTCAAAAATGGAACTGATTATGCCAATAAAGGCCGTTGGGTTGATGGAAATTTAGTTCGTTTTGAAAACGGATATTTAAAACCTATAGGTGGCTGGACAAAACTTAGAGCCACAGCACTAGATGGCGCACCTATTGGGATGTACGCCTATAACGATAATTTAGGTCAGCCTATACTGGCAGTCGGTACAAGAGAAAAAGTTTATGTCCTATACGACAACACTTGGACTGATATTACACCTGTAGGCTTTGTGAATGATGCGTCTAATGACCCTCTTGGTTATGGTGCATACAATTACAACGTAGAAGATTATGGTGATGCTCGTTCACAATCAGGATTACCTTTAAGATCGGGTCATTTTTCTTTTGATAACTGGGGAGAGCATTTAAACTTTTGTTTTTCTGGTGATGGTAAGATTTACCAATGGCGACCAGACTCAGCAGGTGGATCACCTGATACCATAGCCACAGTCGTATCTAACGCACCCACAGGGTGTCAAGCAATTATTGTAACCAACGAAAGACATTTAGTTGCCATAGGTTCAGACGGAGATCCAAGAAAAATATCATGGTCAAACAGAGAAGATAATACTAACTGGACATCTAAAGCTACTAACACCGCAGGTGATTTACAAATCCCTACAGGTGGCAGAGCTATCATGGCAGCATCATTTGGCAATGACATTATTATTTTTAGTGATACTGGTATTAGCAGAATGTTCTATGCTGGTTCACCTTTTGTTTATGGTATTGCTGATGCTGGAACTAACTGCAAAACAGTTAGCAGACGTTCTATTGTTTCTACTGGTAACTTCCTAGTGTGGATGGGTGAAAACTCTTTCTTTGTATACGATGGCACTGTTAGAGAAATACCATGCGAAGTGCATGATTATGTTTACGATCAACTAAATGTGTCTGGCAAACAGGCTTGTTGGGGCGGTCATAACTCTAACTTCAATGAATTATGGTGGGGATTCCCAAGCGGTGATAATCAATACGCTCCTAACAAATACGTCATTTGGAATTATGGTGAAAATGTTTGGTCTATTGGTGAGCTAGACAGAGGTTGTTGGGTTGACCAAGGTGTCTTTGATTTCCCAACTTCAGCAGATAACGCTGGTTTTGTGTATCAGCACGAATCAACTGTATTAGGTAACTCACCTAATTTAGGCTCTGCTGTTCCATATGCGACCTCTGGGCCTATTGAAATAGGCAATGGTGACAATTATGTCCAATGCAATCAAATCATTCCAGACGAAGAGGCTAACACGCTTCCAGGTGTCACCCTTAGTTTCAA